TTTATCTTCCTTGTCCTCTATACTTTTTTTTATAGTGTTTTGAGGCCTTTACCCTGCTGGTTTTCGTTTTCGCATGAACACCTGGTCTTTTCCTCGCATTCGATTTGTATATATGAACAATTGCTTTTTTACGCGCCATTTTTAATTTTTCTAAATTTTTCTACACCACGACTACCAAAATACGCCACATATACTGTTACAAGCAAATTCTTAAGTAAATCTACCCAACTTTGTTCCACATCAAATCTAATATCCAAACTATCTAATAATATTAGAAAAACCATTGACACCGTTAAAAAAATTAAACTAATTGGTCTGGTGTTTTTTGAGAGCCAAGAATCAGATTGCATATCTGCCGACCATCTTTTAGATATTTCCTGCATTTCCACCGCATCTAATTCTAGCAATTTTAAAGCCTTTTCTTTATCTTCAGTAGGTAAACTATCATCTTTGCTAATTAAACCCTTTACAACGCCTAGAAGCCCCTGATTTGGCAAAGTATCACCAACTATTCCAACAATATCAGAACCTTTGTTTAGTAAAAATTGTCCTACTTTAGTATCTTTAAATTTTTTCTTACTCATCGTGTCCCCAAGTTATATGTATGCAACAAACAAAAAGATAAATATTCAATTCACAAATATTAGTGGTTTCATCATTGGGCAACCAACTCCAACCGACTAATAAACCTAATCTAATTCTATCGATAATTGCTACGCGCATTAATTCATTATTTTATAAATTGTTTTACCTTCTTCTCTTACAGCTTTTAATACTCTATTTCTATTTTCTTTTGCGCTTACGTAGGAAACGTGAATCCAATTTGGATTAGTATTTGTGCCAAATTCCCATATTAGTTGGTCAAAATCAAGATGTTCTTTTATATACATAAACATTTCCGCATTTGTTTTATATCCGTAAACATCATCTAAATCTAAAGCCTGTCCCTTACAATGTTGTGACCGACTTGTTCCACCTACAGCACGATTAACAGCAACAGACCTAAAAAAACTATTTATTTTTATAGGACCACCAACCCATAATCTAAGTGGTTGAAAAATAAAATCTGCTGTTCTATACATATTGTCTAATTGGTCTGCATTTGGTGTATTGTCTAAACCTTTTCTTTTTGCAGTCGCTGAATGTATAGCTTCTAAATAAGTAATATTTTCGCTAATTTTTTGCATAATTAAATTCTAAAATTTATACCTGTTTTTATAGTTCTAATATTTCTATCCCAATATTTTTGCAAGGAAATTTCTGTAAAAACACCAAGATTTTTAGTGATTCTAAAACCTAAAACTCCACCAGCAGAATAATCTAACCACGAATTAGTATCCACAAAATTATCATAACTATATCTTTCATCACCACTTAATAGATAATGTTCAGGTAAAACATTTCCATAAATATGCACCCAAAAATTCTTTCTGTAATGATAAAAATCTAAACCTACAATAGCGCTTAATTGTTCGTACTCGCCAATTAATGCTAATTGTTCTTTATTATATCTATTAACCACATTTTGGAAAACACTATTTCTATAATCAGCGTCTGAAGCTGCTATAAGTTCCCCTTGTTGATTAAACCACTGATAATCATAACCGATAGTCTCGCCTGTGAATGGGTTAACCATTTCATATAAATTATCCGTATGATTAGCAAAATTGTAGGCTAATGTCCACCATGGTTGTTCTTCTAAATATTTTTGTATTGGGTTATGTCCGTAGGCTTTATCATAAGTTCTATAAATAATTCCACCGGATATAGATAATTTTTTTCCTATGGGTAGGCGAAGTCTTGCCTCACCACTTACATAGTGTAAGTCGACTAGTTCGTTCTGTTTAAATTCCCCTTTGACAAGCCAATACTTCGCTAAATATCTAACGAAAGCTTCTTTATTAGTGAACTCATCTCCTTGTTGCCTACCTGTTTGATATTCAAACAAATATTCTAAACCCTTTGTATTCCCTATACTAGAACGAGTAGCAACATTATTTTCTGTTCCGTCATAAAATTTGTTCTTATCTTCATATTGGAAATTAGCAAGTTTTCGCCAACCGTAAGTAACCATAAAATCTGCAGGAACTCGTCTGGTGGTTTCTATCAACTCATTTTCCTGTGTTACATAAAATGTAGGGTTACCCTGTATAGAATTGCTTTCAGTATAACCACCATAAAAAGTTGAGTATTTGAAAACATTATCCCATAGGTTTTGAGAATAACTATTTATTGATAACAATATAAATACTAATAATATTATTTTTCTCATTTTAAAATCTATTTTCTAAAATTGTTTCTATTTCTTTTTTTATCTGTTCGGTGGTATCGTCTGGTAATTTTAAACTAATACCACTTTCTATAACCAATACTACCTCGCCATCATTATATAAAATAATAGTTGGTAAGTATTTTATTTTTTCTTTTTCAAAGATTTTTTTGTTTTCAGACATATAAAGTGTCTGTGTATTGTAATCTCTGAATATTTTTAAATCTATTTCGTTTGCAGTTACGAATTTGGCACTATATTGAACAACAGAAATGTCGTCTTTTATTTGCCCATAACTAGCAACCGATACAAAAAGGGCAATTACCGCCGCAAAATGTCTCATCTGTTTTTACTGATTTGGTATAATCTTTCATCTATTTTGTTTAATTGTTCTTTAACTTCACTTAAATCTTCGCCTATAATTTCCTGTTTTTCCTCAATTCTTTGGATTGTGCTACGCACCAACTCGTCTTTGTATTGAAATTCTACGCTAGAAACTCCATCATTTTTTAAGGTTTCTATATCATCTGTGTTACTATCTACGCTTGCCTGTAGTGTAAAATAAACACCAAAAAGCGAACACAGACCAACTACTGCACCTACAACTTCTTTTAAACTAAGACTAAATTTACTTTCAGGGTTAATCTCTGCCATTATCTATACTTTTTAATTTTCTTATTGCCCAATTTATACCGCTAGAACCACCCCAACCTAGCCAAGCAACATAACCTCTATCTTTCCAAGGTGTCGCTTTGAATTTAGGGTCTATTTTAGCATTTTTCTCGTGTCGCTTAAATGACGCCATTCTTGCAATTGTAGAACGGCTAATATTTGCACCTCTTGCCAATTGCGAGGCTCTTGTCCAGCCAACTCTTGTCATTCCTTTAACTTCGTTTCTGTGTTCTTTGCGCCATTTTAAAACTTTTTTTGCGTTGTTTCTTGCGCTTTGTGGATAATCATTATAGGTTTTTAATTTTGTTTTTTTATCTCTGAAAGTCCCATAACAGATAGCCATAGCTTGGTCTTTAGGGTGGTAATTACTTAATTGTGGAACGCACCTCTGCATAAAATCGCTTTGTTTTTCTCCTGTTTTGGGTTTTGGTATCGGCATTTTATAATTTATTATCTTGGTAACTAAAATTTTTAAATTTGTGGCAACCTTCACCTTCCACTTCTACTCTATATTCTTCCCATTTATCAGATTGTTCTGAATTATACCACAAAACATCAACAAGGAAACCACTTTCTCTGTTGCCTAAAACAGCGTAAAAATTTTCTTTACTTGCTTCTTCAATAAATGTTCTACCTAATAATTCTAATGGAAAAACATATTTAGCAACTTTTGGTTTATTTATTTTTTTTACTTTTTTCTTTTTTGCCATAACTATATTTTATTTTCTGTATAAATAACTCCTAAAAAACTATGAACACCCTCATTGTCAAGGTCTATTTTTTTTGCTTCAAACAACTCAGGCTCTGTTTCTAAATCTCTACTCCAAGCAACATCTACACAATATTTTCCGTCTATTATTCCTAACTCTACTATTGTATGATTATGAATATATTCCCCCTCGCTTTTCGGTAAACTTTCTTTTGCTGTTGCAAAATCTTCGTAATTATCAAATTCGTATTTTCCTATCATGGTTTAAGTGGATTTTCGTTTTTAGTTAATTTTTTAGCAAGTGCGCTTTGCTCTGCAAATGGTATTCCTTGTGTGTGATAAATACTAAATTCATTAATTCTACCAAAAAATTTATTTTTTGTAAATTCAGTTCTAAAAACTATTCCTAATTGTGCGTTATTACCTTGCCAATTTGGTGGTTTTGAACTTGTATCTGTTGTTCCAATTTGTTGTCCATTTACATAAAACTCCGTATATTCTTTATTAAAAACTAGAGCCACGCTAATATATTTTGGTGTTACTCCACCATACTTGTTGTCTAAATAAAAATCATTGTAATCAGCACTTTTACCAAAAAAGGCTTCATTTTGACCATTACGCTTTACTATACCTCTAATTTGTTGACCACTACCTATTACGAAACCAATAAAATTTGCGTCTGTTCCTGTTCCTGCATTAAAAAGACTAACTCCTACTTTTGCATCACCGCCACTAACTCCTTTTCTATGTGGATATTTAAATCTCATAAACAAAATAGCGCCATTTGGTATTGCTTCAAAATATTGTTCTACGTTACTATGTCCTCTCGCATTTGCTAACTCTACTGCTCTGGTATTAAAATTAGTAGAGGTAGGCGCCCAAATTAAGCTAGTAATATTTCCATTAATATTGCCACTTTCTAATTGTAAACCAAACCATAAACCATTTAGACTATATTGTGTATTTGGACCAAATCTCCAACCACCAGTAAAAGCAATGTCTGGCTCTACATAGCCATATTCTACAACCCAACCACTAGAAATTTTTGGGTCGTCCTCTCCTTGAATACCACATCTATACCACCCGTTAGGTGCTTTTTCCACTACCAAGTCAATTTTTTGTCCATGGCTGGTTACACCTTGTATTTGTTTTGTTTGCCAATCCCAAACCCAACCTAAAAATCTGCCATTTGTAGCTTTTATTCTCATAGCAAAATATCTAGCAGAAATCATTCTTTTGTTATCATTAGAACTGCCAGTTTGGTATCTAGGACTAGAATTTTGTTTAATATATGCTGACAAACCAAAATTAGCAACATCAAAATTAGCAGGTGTTTGTGAAAATGGTTTATCTATATTTGTGTTTACTGCAGAGCCACCTTGCCAAAAAATGCTCACTGCAAATTGTTTTCCTAATGGGTCTACTAAACCCTGAAATTCTAAAGAAGTGCTGCCATTTGGGTTTCTTTCTTTTATATATCCACTTCCACTGCCTAAATTGTCGCCAATTACATTAGTTGCTGTATCTTCTAAAAGCAAATCTGGTGTTCTTGGTTGTTTTCCGTTTGTTGGGGTATAATCTAATCTAGGAATAGGAACTGTATTGCTAAATGGTATTTGCGCCATAAAACCATATTTGTCAAAAACTTGAGCACCAGAAGCTCTTTCAACACCAATAGAAACAGCGTCAAGATAACTTTTGATAATACTAGACAAATTTACTGGTGGCACATAGTTGTTGTTGTTGTCTGTGTACCACATATAGGGTATAAATTTAAGAGCTGGCTTCTTCATCTAAATATATTTTATTTCTACATTCCCTGTTGTTGTCTGATACCAATTCATTTTTGATATAATTCTTTAGTTTAATTAAATATTTTTCTTTTATCTTATATCTCATAACACCCAACCACCAAAATTAGCGCCCCCTTGGTCTGGGTAAGTATCATCATCTACATTTTGATTATATTCTGGATATTTTGATTCATTATAAATCATAAAATCTATAAAATTGTTTGTATAAAATTGAGCAATATCTCGGTATTTATTAGCTAAATAATCTACCTCTGATTTATCTACAGTTACAGAATTTTCTGATGTATGCTTAAAAACACCACCATTAGCAATTGTATAAGCGGCAAAGGGCATATAAGAAACCAAAGCCCAATAAATTGTCATAGGTTGTATGTAAGTTTCTAATAACTCTTTATAATCTTCATTAGCAGGGTTATCTATTGCGTTGTTTTTAATTAAGTCTTGGACTTTTTCTAATAATTTTGTTCCTAAATAATTTTGGACTTCTGTATCTTGCGCTATCTCTATGTGATACATCAGCTTATTAGGGTCTATATTTCCGTTTAAAACAGAATACCGCTTTAAATCTCTAGTGGTTATAAATAAAACTTTCTGTGCCATTATTCGTATTTGTCTTTATATTTGATACTTGCATGAGCAGGCATAGACATTGGTGCTTCTTTTGCTTGTGCACTACCCCAGGGGTTACGTCTATAAGATTTCGGTATTTCGCCTGTTTCTCTATAATTTTTTAAATCTTCCGATACTTTTGCACCTTTTTTTCTTACATATAAAACTTCTTTCCAAGCGTGGCGACAAAAACAACCGCCTTTATATTTAAATAAGTCGTAAGTATCTTCTCCTTGTGGCGCAAAACCACCATTAACACCGGTTCTACTTGCATAATCTATATCTTCGATTCTATAAACCACTCCACTATCGCTTAATTGCATCATATTAGTGCAGAATGGCCTTGTTTTATAATCTTGTGAGCCTTCCATACCTTTTTGTATAGAACCTTCGTTAGAAGCTTTAAAATATCTATATCTGATTTTATAATTTTTAGAATCTAAATAAGAAGATTTATTTTTTTCGTATGCAATAATATCCCCACCACTCAAAATGGTTTTTATTTTGCTTAATGTTGTTTCTGGTTTTTCTTCTATACTTGCCGAAGCCCATAATTTTATAGGAATATTGCTATATTCGTATTGTCTAGAATCTATTTCTTCCCATTCATTTTCATTTATAACTTCACCATCCAAATTATTTAATAAAATATTAGCTCTTTCATCAGATAAATTTGGTGTTTGTGCGCTTAATTCTACGCCTGTTTCTTCCTCTTTAGTTTCATCATCAATATCTTCCTCATCAATAATATCATCCACAAAAGAAAGTGGTTTAAGTGTTTTAAAATATAAATCAAGCGTAATACCATTAAAACTTAAAATGGTGTCAATAACCTCTAAAACTTCATCTTGGTAAGATTTTATTACTACATTGTCAAATAACAAAGTGGCATTTTTAATCTCATCAGCATTGTTACCAAGTCCATCGTTGCCCTCTCTAATTCCTAACAGCATGGGGGAAGTTACTCTATGTCCAACAATTAATTTTCTAAAACATTCTTCGGCTAAATACCTATAATGTTCTGGTGCATTATTTAGTGGTATATCATCTACAGTTGTGCTACTTTCAGAATTATCGTTGAAAGCAACTATAACCTTTTCCCCTCTCGAGCCTGTTAATTTGTTTAGCACATCTGTTTTGATTTGGTGCATTTTCTCAGGGTCTGGAACTCCATTATTGAAGTTCACTACCTTTGTACCGCTAAAATTGTTAATACAATCGTTTATTAGATAATCACCAATCTCATCCTCTAATTTAGCGTAAGGTAGCGCGCCAACATAATCTACTGGCGTATAATAATGATGTCCTGGCATGTATGGTTTTAAAACTAAAATTTCAATGCCATTTTTTTGATTCCCAAAACCAAAAGCAGGTATCTTATCTAACTCTGTTCGCATATCCACTTCTTGCCAATTAGATGAATAATACCAATTTTCTATTTTTCCGTCATCATTACATTTTTCTGCTCTTAAAGTTTCCATGGGAAAGTGTTCGACTTTGACTATTTTTCCTCCTGAATAAACAAGTTGAAATGCAGCCATACCTAGCATTTTTCTATCTTTGATAAATTTCTTTAAACAATCCGTCTTAAATAAAGACATCATCTGTGCGTATTCGTTAGGTTTTCTATCAGCGTCTAATGCGTTCAAACCTCTACCATAAATCATATTACATATTCCATTAATTATTGAATTATTGGAAGTGCTATTTAAATACAAAGTAATTAGGTAATTAAAGTAATTATTGTCGTAACCATATTCCACATATTCCTTGTTAGGAACTTCTGCTACAATTGGGGAAGTATAAGCCGCCAAGTTGGTTACAAATAAATCAGTATTTTTTTTATTTTTTTTCATATTTATTCATAAATGATATAATCTCCACCATCAGAGCCAGCCACCGACCTTTCATCTGGAAATGGTGGTGTTTTGTAACTTGGTGGTCTATTTCTTAATAAGAATTTAGCTGTATTTTCTGGTGTCGCTGAAGCGCTATTCAAACACAATATTATTCCTTTCCAATAACTATTGTCTGTTGTTGAATCTATCAGGTTTAAAGAAAAAAATCTATGCTCTACTAAACCGCTTCCGTCATACAATAATGTATAATCAAAAAAAGTTTCTATTTCTTCATAGTAAGAACCTCTTGTATAATTGAAAAAATTAATTTGGTATCTATCTCTAGTTTCCAAATCTATCATCCACAATTCACTATTATTTACATCAATAGTTTGCTCATCAGTAATACGACTAGAAAAATATATTTTCTGTGGTGTCGAAGCATTAGGGTTATATGGCTCTACTATTTGCATATCTTTTTTTTTATAAACTAATTTTAATAGTTTTTGTTATAGAAGTTGTGGATATTAACATTAATGTTTAAATTTATATCATAATAATTAAAACAAAACAAAAAAAAATGGAAAACTATAACAATTTACAAATAGGAACTTGGGTTACTATTATGGTTTATGATTACGTAATAAATCGTAATAAATATAAATCCAAAAAGATTGTTAATAAACACGTTAATTACTGCGGTAGTGTTTCTTATAATGGTGGAAAGATTAAGCCTAACGATATTATTATGCTTGGAAGACCAACAAAAAAACAAAAACAAGAATTATCTATCAAAGAAGATATTAAATGGGAAGAAAAACAAAAACAAAACGAATTAAAACTTATAAGAGAAAACAAAATAGATAGACTGCAAAAATTATGTGGACAGATGTTTAACAAAACAGGAAACGAAAAATATGTTCGTTTAATGTATAAACTTTATAACTTATAAATAACAACAAAAAAAGGGGGTTTAATTACCCCCTTTCTTTACTAACTAATTCAAACACTAAAATTATGAATTCGTTCCGGTAACTACCGTAGTATTTGTGGTGTCACCTATAATACTCGCTGATACATAGAATGCTGGTTCTTTTTCTGTTCCCACCGCTGAAATGGCATAGCCACTCATGTCTCCCATCGCTGCACCTGTCTGTGGGTTTACTGAAACTTCACACCCATTTTGGATACCACATAGCAAAAAATTGCCATTGTAATCTTCAACTATAATCTGTGGTCTACCCCAAGCCATTAATTTTAGCTCTTTTCTATCCGTTGCGGATAATTTGTGTAAACCTGCAGTAATAGTTTGCGTCCAAAACGCAGTACCATTTTCTCTAGAATTTTCATTAGCTTCCTCTAAAGAATTAGCACCTTTTACTTCATATTTGTATAAAGTTTTAGCAGAATTAAAACCTGTGATAATTTCATCTGAATCGAACGTTGTTTCGTCTGTGGTGTCAAGACCTGCAAAGTAATTCATAAAGTAAAGAGCTTTTATCCCTCCTACCGAATCTTTACATGGTTCTTTTCTACCTGCACTTAAATCACAAGCCATATTTATTTATTTTTAAAAGTTATTATTTATTAAGACATTCCACCAAGACAATCAATCTCAGCGCCTTGTCCTTGATATAAAACAATCTCAGAACCAATACCATGTTGTGTTCCTGCTGTAAATCTCATAACCATTCTTACATTCTTACTACCATCGATATCTGCCATGTCAATTACCTTAACTTGGTTATAATCGTTAAGTAAACCAGTACCAAAGTAAAGATTAGATTTTTGAGCAGCAACTAATGTGTTATTTGGTAAACCAGGGCAAACAAATATCTTCACACCACCAAAAGATAATGTTCCGTTATTATACCACATAGTTCCTTGGTTGTCAATACCTGCAGCACCAACTCCACTTGCTTGGAAACCACCTAAAGCTTGGATATAGTATTTAGCAGCAGCATTACCTACATATAGATATAAATCTTCTTTTCCGTAAAGTGTACTAGGAATTAAATCTACAACTTTTTCAAACTCGCTAATAATATTTGCTTTGCTTAATGATGTTGAAGTAACTCCACTTACTTTTAATACATCACCATCAGCCTCAAATCTATCTATGAAACCTTGATAAACAGAACCAGGTACTGTTCCTGCTGGACAACCTTGCCATAAATTAATTTCGTTTTCTTGAGCAATCTTAGCCGCTAAATGTGCGATAAGATAATCTGCAAAAGACTTTGGTAAAACATCAAACGCAGAATATCCCATTTGGATACTTTCCCACGTGTCAACGAAATCTTTTTTACATAGTTCAAAGTTAACCTGCAATTCTGAAGGTTGTATTATTCTTTCTGTAAGTGTTAAACTTGTATTGTCTTGGAAATTACAACTTGCTGCAGTCATTAGTGAGCCTGTAGCAACTTTTTGAATTACCGACTTAAATTTGACGTTTGGCATAACTGTTACACCACCGTCATTAATTGTACTTGCATTTAAAAGAGCAGCAGAGATATATTTACCTGAAAATTCTCCAGCATATGTAGTAGTAATATTAACATTACTAGAAACAAATGCCTCTGCCTCTGGTGCAAGATTTATTTTATGATTTGCCATTTTATTATGAATTAAAAATTTGATTAAATACTCTATCCTCGGTAGTTCTAACTCTATTATTACCCCAAGTCGTCAATTTTGTCTTTTTGTTTTGTTTTTCTGGGTTATGCTTAAATGGTTGCACGTGTGCAGATAACTCCTCTTTTTCTTCTTCAACTTCAGCTTTAGCTTCCTCAGCTTCTTCTTCTTCTGTTTCAGCTTCCACTTTGCCTTTTAAGTCAGCAACAGCGTCTTCAAGATTTTTGATTCGTTTTTCCATACCTGCCCAATCATCAACAGCAGCTTCTTTCCCATCATCTCTCATTTCTTCTTCCTTTTCCTCTTCTTTTTCGTATTCGTCTTCATCTTTTTTACCAAGTGAAGCAATTACGCCCTCTTTTTCTACGGTCAATTCGACTCCATCTTCCATAGAATAAGTGCCAACAGGAACAGGAATTTTCTCGTCTTCTGTTAAAATGAAAACATCACTACCTGCCTCAAACTTTTCGCTCTCAAAAGTAGTTCCGTTCTCAAGTTTTTTAGTTTCAAGAATCACATCTAAACCTAGAAGTGTCCTGATTTTGTTAATTTTACTTGTAGCGTCCATGATATATTTTTTTTATAAACTTATTATTTTTTGTTTGTTGTAAATTGGTCAAACATTACCAATACCTTGATTAATTAAATTACCATTACAGCAATTTACATTATATGTATTTCCGTTAGCGCATAAACAGGCACGCCTACTATTTCTAGGAACATTCCTACCTTGCGTTAATATTCTATTTTTATTGTTCGAGTACATCTTTAATTTGTTTTACTAATTCTTCTTCTGCGTTTTTAATTTTTACACAATTTGGCACTCTTTTTCCGTCTTTGCCTTTTTGCCAACCTTTTTGTTGGTATCCGTCCCAACAAGGACTTTTACTATTTTTACCTGCTTCGACTGAATGTTCCTCACAAGGCATATACCATACTTTATCTTCTATTTCGTGTTCGTGTGAACCTTGACAACCTAAATCTTTTGCTACCTTTTCTGCTACCTCTTGTGTTGAATAAGCTAATCTATCGTCTATGATAATATAATTTTCATCTATATTTACCACGCCTAATTTTTGAACTTTTGAATGTTTTCTAATTTATCTGCAAAGTAACCCTCTATAGAAAAGCCATTTAATTCTCCTGCTTTTACCTTAGTCCATATTTTATCATTATCTACTTTCATAGAAACCATCCAAGTACCTACAGGCACATCAAAACCATATTTAGCAGATTTATCCTGTTTTTTATCTTCTACTAACCAAGATTCAACAATTGTCATTCCACTTAAATATTCGTCTTTGTGTTCAAGTGTTGCTTTTTTTTGATTACCTCTTTTTAAAAATAATTCACTAGCTTTTCTAATTGTATT